GCATCTCCTTGGAGGCATCTAATCTCTCTCCCTGAGAGAGAGAATTAGGCATCTATTATTTTTCAATAATAGGCATCCATAGGGGGTATTAACATCCATCCGGAGCAGCAAAGATGGGCATATGGACTTAGTTTAGGCTAGGTGCTGAGCACATCCCGGAGGATCCTTCACTAGGTTTCATGAAAGAAACACTAACATCACCAGTCATTAGACTCGTGGTAACATAAATCATTTGGGGAACACCAAAGAACATCGCAAGCATCGTCATAGCACACGCAATGACAGAATGGAATCACACACTTCCTCTCACATTCAACAGAATGGAGGTAATCACCCGAGTGTAGTCATTCCTCAACAACCAGAAAATTTGCTGGTGGCTTCACGCCTGGAAGAGGTGTGGTAGAGACGTAAAATCTCGTTATAAAGATTTCACGTTCGGAACCAGTCGCAGGAGCGGTATCGAAGTCCCAGACCATATTCCAATTGGCCTTCACTTCGGAAACTGTGGTACCGGTAGGGAAAACCTGCTGTTTAGCACAGTATTTCCCTTTCTTCACACGAATCCTATCAGGAGCGACAGGACCAGTGGCATGGTTCGCATCAAAATTATCCATAAATCCGGCATAACCATCGGATTTGGATACGAACCCTATCATCACCGAATATACCTTGGTGGTATCGTGAAGAGTTTTTATCTTTCCTAACTCCGCACGCAGGGTCATGTAAGCAAGGGTACCAGCACTCCACTTATCGGGGAAGCTGTACCCAGAAACCTCATGCCATTGCTCACCTGGGAATGACCTCCAGGTTAGCGCAGGCACGGAATTGACCGACAACGGTGGTTGCGATCTACGAACACTCGCCTGTTGAGCCCACTGCCGAGAACGAGCAGTGGGTTGACGACGGCCTCCACGACTTCCAGTCGGGGCATTATTGGGTGCTGGTTGATACCAACGACCATTAACTTCAATAGCATTACCAGACATGTTGTTGTTAGGAGAAAAGATGACGCAAGGTGGAGAAGGAAACTTCAAGACAAATCTCCTCCTGGACGAGCAGCTCCGGGGGGACCCAAATAAGGGTATCCATCCCACGAAACTAATAACTCATCACTATGGAGTGTTATGAGATTGCGAATCCATCGCAATCGCCACCACACCATTCCCACTAACAACAGTCGATTTCCTTTTAGGATCGGCAGCATCCGGATCTTTTCCGGGTAATAGGCCTTCAGGACACGTAAAATCAAGTGTCTCTGGTAAATCGTCCGATAATTGCACCCTAGGTGCACCTGTGAACTTTTCCTCGAACTCGCGACAAGCGAATTCGGTAGCCATGTAAGATCTCAAAAGGCTCCTAGTATCCTTATCTGTGAGCACATTCCTCACACGCATCTCATCTGCGGTGGTAAGTGAGGATCCTACGTCTTCAGTGAAACGCATCTTGGCGGTAGCACAATTGTCCCACATGGGAACAAGCCTACCCAGAGGGGCCCTCGCTTCGGAATTCGGGGCAAAACATTGTATAAACAAATGTAAGCCCTTACCATTGTAAGCATCCTTCATTCTAATGGATCTTTCCCATCCAAAAGAAAAAATGAAGGCTTCGTTAAGCGGAAACTTCCCCACAGCTTTCTCATCTCCCGTTGCCAAATACTTACATTTTATAATGGCAGTAGCGGAGGTAGATTTCAAAATCCGAGGAATCCACAAAAGGAAAATGTGTGGATGATCAACATTGATATTCTTTCGGACTTTGACAGAAAAAGCTGTCACCAAGGATCTGGTATCTTCGTCGCATAGCTCAAACGATGTATAACCATTGTTTTTAAGCTCAAGCGGAACACAGGCTCTGAACATTTTTAAGTTCTTGTTCACGGATTCTAGCGCGCCAGAAATTTGCTTGTATAACTGGTCTTCATTGGCGGCTGTAAGGACGAGTGGTTTTGACTTAACCAAGGCCATTGATACAGACTTCTGCGATTTTAGAAGTCGCTTTCGAGCTAGTACTCCTCAACAGAACCCAACACTAAGAGGAATAGCGTTTGTGAGGGCTTTCCCGTACAAGTCGAGAGTATTCTTAGGTACACGGAGGATAAACACTCACGTGTCTTTCTTGCAAGAATAATAGAAGAGGACTCCACCTCTTAACAAACTTGCGGACGAATCAAATCGGAATAACTTCCACTGCATCCACAGTTAAGTAGGTAGTGGGAAGATAACTTCTGACGCCTATTAGAAGTTATTACGAATGAAACGCCTCGATTGATTGAATTCTATTAGTCTCGAAAGGGTATTATTTAAGCAAATGAATAC